ATTGGTAATCATATCTAAAAAACACCAAGCCGGATTATCAGTCCAGTATTTTTGGGTTTTCCATGTGCCATCCCATGGGCCTTGGCTTTCATCATATGTCTTTTTGATTGGATTATAATTACTCGGAACCCTTACTCGAAGAAGTCGAATGTCTACAGATCTACTGGGGATGCTATTAAAATACTCTGCATTAAAGCGCTGTCTAATGACTGCGGAATTAGGATAGGCTGCCGAAGCATCATATTTTTCTATTAACACATCAACAGATGTATCTTTTTTTATGTTCGTTACCGTTACTTCTGGCGCTGTTCTATAAACTTTGACCTCCCATCCATAGAAGTTATTTCTATCCGAAGCTGAAAGACTACCAAGGACTTCTTTAAAATCTAAATCAAAAACCCACACAAATGGTACATCTGCCCTTCCGGTAATTTGCTGATCATGGGCGTCCTTATAATCTGAGGTACCATTGTGTATAAGTGGCCTAAATTTAACCACGATATTACTTATAGAGGCGTCTTGCAAGTCGCCCGAGCTTTTATCTGAGGTGTATAGAGACTGAACTTTAAGGTGAAGCTCTGCTCCTATACAGTACTTGTTTACAATTCTATATTTTTTTGCAAACATGTCAGCGGAATAATTATCACCAGTTGGATTTCCGCTTCCATCTACAGTAGGTCCCCTTAGTTTTTCACCAATTTTTCTAGCTTTACTTAGAGGAAAACCTTTAGCGCTTTTAAGTGTCACATCATCAAAATATAGAGTCGCTCCATTTAAAATCTCTATGCCAATCCAGCTTTCCTCGTGACCAGCGGGGGCAGTAAAAGTATGAGATATGAGGTTTCCAGACTCATCTATATTAGACATGGATTCGGGGGAAATAAAGTCAATTGAAGTAGCGTAAGGTGAACCATCCGAATTCCGCCACGCAACAAGTCTAAAACGGGCATTGGCTTCAGACACAGCTGGGTCCCTATAAGTTCTACATGAGATAGTATAGTTATCCCCACCCTTAAGTGGAATTTTTTGTGCAAAAAATCTTGGTGAAGTCTCAACGGTAGTTGTGACTACTGGCGTATTGCCAACATGTGTCTGAATATAGTGCGCATGCAAATGCGACAGAAAAGGCGTGCCATCAAGATCACCATACTCGCCGGGGACCCATGTGCTTTCATCTACCCCGGAGCGATTTTTTTCGCACGTGTCATTCTCTATATTACGGGTCAAGTATGTGGGATAGGGCTTACCGCTTCCCCACCGAACTAACCAAACTTGCTGGCCGCCAGTTGTATTTACGTGGCTTGCGTCCGGGGGGCGTATTACTTGTAGTATTTTTGTTGCATTAGTAAACTCTTCTTGTATTACTAATTCTCCATTTTGCTGGATTGTGATATTTCCTATAAACTGGCTGCCATTTGGAGTAAAGTAAGACTGACCGTTAGTCCCTTCACCGGGTCCATATAGCCTATTCATCCATGAAGCTCCGCTACTCCAATATCCAACCACAGGCATCACGGATGGCATGAAGGTGGTGCCGTCGGGATATTTGCAGTAGTCGCGCTGGATACTGGCGTTATTAATGTATCCTCCAAAGGGTCCTTCATTTACCACGGAGGTTTGACCAATTGAAAGCATAGTAGGCAAAACCGTTGGTATTTTATCCTCCGTAGTCTGGCCTTTTTGAACCCCGCCAATATAAAGTCGTTTCGTTCCTGACTGATTTACCACCGCGATGTGCGTCCACTCATTTGCCGGCACGGCATTATTTGACGTTGTTATCTGGGCAAGACCGCCGGCGGACTGGTACTGAAAATAAATCAGATTGGCATGATTAACAAGAGACCAGCTGTGTCCAGTGGTACCATTCCAAGCAGCCGTGCCGCCCCCGCAACTCATAAAGACTTCGGTAGTGGCGCTCAGCGTGTGATCTGGGCGCACCCAGAGCTCTAAAGTCCAATCGTCGTTATCAAAATTTGCACCATGTTTCGCGTCAGTTGAGGAAAGAAATGTGCCAGCTACTTTGTTGAAGAAAACGCTACTCTCCTGATTTCCCGCTTGGTTATTTACATCGGTTGAGTTTTCAACGGAGCCATTAGCTGTTATGGCATTTCGATAAGATGACAGATCCGTAAACTCCGTGTTACCATCTTCCCCACTAGACTGCAAAGCAAACACCTGCCCCGGCCTACTGCTCGAGACGGTTGCTTGGCCCACGGTGAGCAAGCTAAGTGCCACTGCGCCGCTCGGGGGCGCGTAGTAAAATTGTGTCTGGCTGGTATCTTGACCGCTGGGCTTGGTGCCGGAAAAGTAATAATCTTGCCCAAAATTAATTTTCACCTGATTGCCGGTATCGTAAACTTTCACCGCGGGTAGCCAAGTGACGTCGCCCGCATCTATCTCCGTGAATGCGGTAATCCAACTTCCATTGTTAATTCTAAATTTGAAAGTTTTTGCGGTGCTATCAATCTCTACCCCAATAATATCGCCAGCGCTCCATGTGGAGTAGCCCGCTGCAATCTCAGAACCATTACTATATTTGTACCCGTTGCCGCGAATCCATCTTGATGGACTTGCATTTTCATTTCCCTGTATACTGGTTCCAACACCCATGATCCCGATGGAGGGCGGATTGGACCAACTGTTGGCAATCACAACTTCAAAGTAGATTTTACCCCTACCGGGAGCGATAGATTGGGTCGATCTCGCTGAACAGTGCCTCCCAGTTCCTGTAAAGCTTAAATTGCCATCGCCCAAGGTGCCGCAACCTGCGTAGTCTGTGCGGCTCAACGTGGCATAATTATCTTGAGGCGAATAACGAGGTACATCACTCCAGCGGATTTCATCTATGTATCCATCGACCTGATACCTGAACCTCGATGGGTCGCTTGAGGGTTTTGGTGTATGGCCACCAATTGAGATCGCGACTGAAGCAGTCGCGTAACCCCAATTAACCCAAGACGGCGTGTATCCAACCTGAACCCCGTCAAAGTAGATGTGGGTGCTGTTTCCGACACCATTACATACTACTGCAACGTGGTGCCAAGTGTTTAGACTGATGGTCACACCGTGCGCCCATAAGTCTGTACCAGTACAATTCCCGCCCCAAAGTATATAGTTCGCGTCGGGCTGGATGAAAAATCCCCCATATTGTTGGTCAGAGTTTCTGGACATTAAACACTGATGGCCAGACTTGCTAGTGTTAAACCACATCTCAACTGTATATACGCCTACGCCAAGTTGTGCCGCACCGGTGTTAATTCTGAGAAAATCATTCGACCCGTCAAAGAACATCGAGCTTGTACCAAACTTTTTCTTAGTTGTTGAGTGCTTGGCCCCACCATTGGAGGTAATGGTATAATTTCCAGTTGAATCAGTGAACGTAGTGGAGCCATCCGTAGTGTTTGAATGGATTAGCATTTTGCAGTTGGTCGTGGATGTAAACGCCGCTGTTGGCACACTCGGACCCATAGCCACAATCTCCCTCCAACTAGAAGTGTTCCCTGTCTCCGTCGGTACGATGGACTCGCCGCCCAGTATCCTTGCGTTGAATATATATCCTTTAAAACTATCCATTATTACGTTCGGATGTGAACGGGCAATGCAAAAGCGAGTATCCTCATTGAGGGTTTCGTGCGAAGGGATGATTCCGCGAGTGTCTACCTGTATTCCATCCACAAAAAGTCTACAATAACTACCATTATATATAACCTGAACATGATTCCAGCTTGCCGTTGAAATTGATCCTGAAAGCTGCTTGACAGATTCATCGGTAATATCTACGCACGACCAATAAATTTTAGTAGCGCCAGATTCGTGTTTCGTTGTTAGCATCCATGGGGCAGAGGTTCCATCACCCCTCATTAGGCCCGCAACAAACTGCTCGTCTCCATTAGACATCGCGTCGGGATAAACCCACGTTTCAAATAGCCATTCACGAGGGCCATTTGTGGTATAGTTGTAGTAGTTGGGGTTAAGAAACACCTCTGCATGCGGAGTCAAAGGATCCACCATTGGAACTGTATTTTGTAATGTGCCTTCGTTTGCAAGACCTTCGGTTCCATCAAAATATATGCTTGGTGCTGGGCCCCCAGCGGGATCAGTAATCGTACTGTCGTACTGGGGGGTATTATTTTTTAATAATTTAGCATTTACGCAACTAAAGTCATAAAACTTGGCGTTTGCAGGTGTGTCGAGATCTTTTAAAATCTGATTACCTTGTAATACAAACCTTTGATCCTGAACTAAAGAACCTCGTTGCATGCTAATAATTTCTATGGAATCATCTTCGGGAACTATTGCTACCCCGTCTTCATCTAGGCGCCAATCTTCCCCATTTATTAAAAATAAGGTACGATCATCGGGCTCAACTTTCTCCGGGGTAAAATTAGCTGCATACTTTGAAGCATTTGACATGCATATATTATCTAAAAATACATTCATTAAGGGGTATTGACTTTTTGTAGGATGTCTACCTAGAAAAAGGTCTGTGGGGCTAGAAAGTTTTATATTGGGAAAATCCTTGCCACCGCCTGTCTGCTCAACACCGTTAATAAAAATTTTAACTGCTCTTTCACTGAGGCACACCGCAACGTGAGACCAATCCCCAAATCGCATTACATGGCCTGTGGCAGCTGATATGTTATTGTTGGTAAAGGTAGCTTTAAAATAAAAATTACCATCATCATCTAGCGCCTCGCTACTAGGTTCAATCATAAGCATCCATCCACCGGGAGTGGCGGGGTCACCTTTACCCGCTAACACTTGCGGTCCGTATGCGTTTGACCCTTGGACCCACGCTTCAAACGTGAACGCTTGTTTGTTTTGTGCTTCGATTATATCCTCAGGAGTATAATTTTCTTCCTCTGCAGCGACAACACCCCCTTGCCGCGGCCAAAAATTATAAAGGTCATCACTAAGTATTGGGTCACGTACTACTAGTGCAGCAGTTGGCGGCATTTTTACAGAGTACTCACCATATGCAGCGGCGCTCACCCTGCTCGGATACCCGGACCCCAGAGATAAAACAGCTTGTTTCTGACGGTAAGTGTTGATAATGGAAGTGGGGCTATTTATTTTAGATAATGTACAGGCTTCTGGTTCGCCTAGGGTATTTACAGCAAACGAGGCTGTGGATTTATTTTCCCAATAATTCACCCCCTCCGCTTCCATGCCCCAATCATTAAAATATTGAGAACTTCCAATTCCGCCGTTTGGTAAACCTTTTGTAACAGCTACCTCTATATTTTGAAAATTATAAAGACCCTGCTCATCCATGACGGGGGTGTCATTAAGATATAAAGAAGATAAGAAATCTTTTTGGGGCTGGGCAGTTACCGTGTCCCAACCGGTTGCCCCCAGCGTTCCCACATAGCTGAACTCCTGCTTAACGATACCCTCGATTGGGCCTTCTGCTATTAAGTCAATAGTTTCTACATTAGAAATAGACTTTTTCTTAGTACCGTCTACTATAACTCCGGGTTCTGCATTAGCCATTTGTTAAATTCCTCATTATATTTTTTAGTCTAAAGACCAATAAATTTTTTTCCGATATCTGTACCGAGGGCATTAGGATCATATTCTCCTAGATAAGGTTTGTTTAGATTTTTTGCCTCTAAATATGACGCCATATTAAAGATAGCGGGATATCCCATGCTCTCCAAAAGCTCCATTTCATCACCGGCATCATAACCCTGTATTGGTGTCGGTGTTCCGTTTGAATCTAGGGAGGTGTCGTTAGCGTCTTGCTGGTAGACAGCATAGGTCTGAGCTATAACTTGAGATCCCGCAATAACTCTTCCATAACCAAGCGGAATTGGGCCCCCTTCGTTTACTGTGTTTTTGGGGCCATCGAAAAGATAAGATGATCCCTTTTTTGTGTCTTCAATTTCTTTAAAGTTTTTAAACGCCGGTGGCTTCATTAACATTAGCGTGATTATTGTCGTTATTACGATAATAGCAATCGTTATAGCTAAATATATACCCATTTGGCCCTCCACACTGGGCACTATATCTATAGATTTTAAACCATCTTTAGGGATTAAGTTTAATTCAGAGTTTTTTACTAAATTGATATTTTCATCTTCCCCCGCATTATTTGAATCTAGGTGAGCTAGTTCACTTAAATTTAATTCTTTTTCATTAACTATAATACTATATTTTAATGGGTCGTTAACCATATCGCACTGAAACTTTTGCCAAGCGCCATTTGTTATCGTATTGATAGCGTGAAAGGCTTCCGGAACAGACTTCACCGCTAGATTGAATTCCTTTCCAATTCTTTCGCCAAAAATGCCATGCATTTTTATTTTTACTAATTTATTCATTTATAAAATTTGGTCTAAATATCATAATTGTTTTTTTCTTTACTAGGCCCTCGTAATCAACTAGGCATGATTTTTTATCAACTGGTTGAATAATAATTTTTCCGTGGCCTATACAAACGCCTAAATGCAGCCCTACTTCCGACCTTATGCCGTCAGCCTTATACAAAATAATATCATGTTTGCGCGGAGTTTCTGATTTTTTAATACGTCCTACACTCCATACTTTTTCAATTGAACGAACAACTTTTTTTACATTGGAGGAACCGTTTTTCTTAATATAGTGTTTTGGTCCGGGCCAACATTCATCGTAGTTGCTTTTTATTTTAAGTTCATTTAAATAATAGTCTATAACTATATTTATACAATCCGTTTTTCCAAGTTCGAAGTCTCTCCCCAAGTAGGGGGATGCTCCTTCTTCTAGTGAATCAAAAAATTCATCACTTTCTATATTATATAATATAAATCTTTCTTTATTTACTGTATAATTTTGTTGATCTCCCAAGGAGAAGCCGCCTTTCCCTGATGGGTGAGAGTGATAGATGGCTTCTATTTTTCCATAATTAGAAAATTTTATATAATCTCGTGGAGAAACCCTAAAATTAGACTCAGGTAAAGAAGAGGTGTTAATGCACGGGTGCGCTTCAGTACCCTTGCTAGTAGACACTAATACCCCGCAACATTCCAGAGGGCTTTCCTTGTGGGCATGTTTTTTTATTTTCTCTTTATTTTTTTTTGTGAGTATCATTTTACTGACGTTTAATTGCTGGAAAACCGCCAAAGGGAAGTGCGGCATCATATGGGCTTCTTTTTAAGCCTTTGTTGAGCGCCTTGTCCCATCTTAGTTTACATGCGCCCAGATCTTTTGCGCATACATCTGCTACCCAATAAGTTTTGTCGGGGGGCGGTTTGTTTTGGGGTACATCTGTGGACGCAACAAAGTAATAATTTATTTTATTATGGGTTACATAGATGGTGCTTCCTTTGGGGTATGAGAGGCTCGATTCCCACGGCACAGGAGTGTTTGTTGTTTCAGGTGAGTATCCATCTATAATGCTTGAAATAGTTTCATTATTTTCTGTAGCTACGGGGGGAGCACTTGTTGGTACCACCGTCTTGTTAAACATTTGAAATGGATTTGCAGTTCCTTGTCCCCTTATCACACTAGAATATTCATAAGTACATCCTTGTCCCCGGTACATCCATGGGCATCGATTCATATTAAAAATTCTTTGCGGAATTTTAAGTTCTTCAAAGTTAATAAAAGAAGCTAATTCAAATTGAAGAGATGTTTTATCTTCGTGCGATTTTCTATCTATATAGTAAACATCCGGGGGAAAATAAGAACCTTCATCTGGAGCAATATTTTTGGGGATATCTTCATATAGTCTTTTGTTAAGATCGGGGGTTCCATCTGCTTTTAATTCATACCAATTTCTATAATCTAAAAACTTTGCGAAAGTTCTTATACGATTTACGCGTGCCCCAACCATGTCGTTGAGATCTTTAAGAAGGTGTTTAAAGATAGCAAACTGAGGCGGATTTCTTTCTAAGCTAACGCTTAAGCTTAACTTGGGGGTAGCGGCTACGCCATTAGAATTCATTTCAAAGCCCTCAGCTTGTATAGGTATAGCTTTGTATAGATTGTCTTGGAACCAAATATTTCTTGAAATTAATTTTAAGTTATTATGAAATCTAAATAAATTTATTTCGGGATTATGTATGTCTACTTCTAGCGAGCCCCCCAGAAATACATTTAATGCATTAAATTCTTCTCGGTCTATTAATTTATCAGGACTAAGTATATTACTTAAATCTATTTCAAATAATTCTATTAAAGCAGTGGGCGATAAAGAGGTGGCTTCCGCCTGTAAGTTCTTCATAGCCGTTTGCGCCTGTGATTTTGAAATCACTGCGCCACCGCTATCATTTTTAGGATTAACAAATTCTTCAGCCATAATGCTAATCCGGAACTTCTTCAAAAGAAACTTTTATATTAAAATTATCGCGAAAGATTACTGTTGAACTGATTTTTTTGCACACGAAGAGTCTTTCAGTTGCAAAGGGTGCTGGTGGGGTGTAAAGAAAAGCTTCTGAGGCTCGACGCACATTTAAAAAATGGATAATAGCTAAAGTTTCTTGTTCGCCTCTCCCATCAAAAGACAATTCTAAATTTAATAGGTTATTATTAATACCATCAGGAATTCTTTGGGTATATCCATCACCAAATCGGATGTTTAAAGTGCGGGGTGAAATTGACGTACTTTGGTTGTAGGAGCAGGGCCAAAAGAATTGTGGCTTTGTTATACCAAGGATGTCCATGGTCCCGAATCCGCCCCAGACTGGCGACCCTACGCTTGGTTCATTGCTCTTATTGCCACCTTCCAGAGAGTACCAATAGTTGTTTGAATTCTCTGGCCATTCTACAATGTGGTTTTTTACATAAGTATTTTCTGTGTACCACCGAGCTATCGTGTCATATATTGATGCCATATACCTTATCCCTTCTATGTTTTACACTTTTTCTGGTCATTTTTCGAAAAATTATTACTATAATAATGATCCGGAGTGTGGCAGAGAGGCAGAAAATTTTCCAACAAAAAGCCCAGAAAATTAAAAATAAAAATTTATGGGAAAAAAGAGGTTGTCAAGTAGTGATTTCCGCGAGAAACGCCTCGGATTGGTTGCCAATTATTCTTAATTCCGTTGAGAATGCTATGAAAAATCTGGATTGGGTCATGCACTTTGCTGATGATGAAAGTGATGATGATACTTATAAAATAGTTAATTTTTTTTCACAACATAGCTCTGCAAAAGAATTTAATCTATTTAAATTTAAAAAGGCACAAACAGTGGCGGGAGCCAAAAATAGAATAATTGAGAAGACTTTAGGGTATAAAGAAGACTATCCAGCTGTATTTTTAGCAGATGCAGATGATTTTTTTACCCAAGAAAGAGCCCTTGTTCTGCCTGAAATAGCTCGAGAGCTCAATGAAGGATTTCTAGTTGGAAGCTGGTATCACTGTAAAAATGGTGAAAAAAATTTAAGAAAAGCTACAAATTCCATTAAAACTGGCCTATATGGCCCGTGGGCCACTTTAATGCACGTAGATATGATTCCAGATGATGGGCAGTTATTTTATGAGGGGATGGATGCTCATGAGGATATGTTTTTGTGGGATGAATTTAAGTCTTCTGGAATTAAAATAGTACCTGTAGACAGTGTGATTGCTTGTTATTACAACGTGAGAGACGGAACAGTTTCAAGGCCTTGGGACGTAGCTCGCCAAAAAAAGGAGTTAGCGAAATATAAGAATTTAAAAGAAGAACTTTTGGTGTAAAATGTGTAATTTATTAAGGTAAAAGGTTAAAAGGAAGAATGTCTTATTATAATTATAATAAT